CTATGCTAAGATGGAGAAAGCGTTCGAGGTGGATGTTTGGAATCCAAAGCCATCTGGTCTGTGTAAACGGCACTGTCAAGTAGTTGAGTGTCCCCATAACGGAGCAAACTAGCCGATGCCATATGTAAATAAACCCCGCCCGTATAAAAAAGAATACCAACAGCAGAAAGCAAGAGGAGAACATGAAGGTCGTATGGAACGGCAACGCGCCAGACGTGCGATGGATAAGTCTGGTAAAGACGCCAACAAAAATGGTGTGGCCGACAAACGTGAAGGTAAGGACATCGCCCACAAGAAGGCGGTGAGTAAAGGCGGCAAAAATAAGGACGGGGTAACTGTTCAGAGTCGTAAGAAGAACCGAGCAGCGGGTGGTGCTATGAGCAGCCCCAAAAAGAAAAAGAAGTAGTGACTCACTACTACGGAGAACAACATGAAAATTTTGCGGGATAAAGCGATAATGCTGCGGGTACGTAACCCAAAGCAAATAACAACAGCTATCCCTAACAGCAAGGAGCTACCTATGAATAAGGTCGTCGTAAAGTGGGGGTTGGACGAAGTTCTATCTCTACGTTCACTAAACATAAAAGCACCGTCACCGATTACAAAGCGGTACAGTTGGCCGGGCCAATACAAGCCCTTTGACCACCAGAAAGATACTGCGGCTTTTATGACGCTTAACAAGAAGTCCTTCTGCTTTAACGAGCAGGGTACAGGTAAAACTGCATCCGCTATATGGGCGGCAGACTACCTTATGACCCAAGGCAAGGTTAAGCGGGTACTGGTTGTGTGCCCCCTGTCGATCATGGACAGTGCGTGGCGTGCAGACTTGTTCTCTTTTGCTATGCACCGCACGGTAGATGTAGCGCACGGGAATAAAGAGAAGCGTAAGAAGATCATCAACGGCGGTGCCGAGTTTGTTATTATCAACTACGACGGCGTCGAGGTCGTAAAGGACGAGATTGCCGCAGGTGGATTTGACCTGTTTATTGTGGACGAGGCTACGCACTACAAGAACGCGCAGACAAAACGATGGAAAACCCTCAACAAACTAATCAAAGGAGATGATTGGTTATGGATGATGACGGGTACACCTGCCGCACAAAGCCCTGTCGATGCTTATGGCCTAGCCAAATTAGTAAACCCGTTAGCAGTGCCGAGGTTCTTTGGGGCGTGGCGAGATATGGTGATGTGGAAAGTTACGCAGTTCTCTTACAAACCAAAAGATACCGCTAAGGATACGGTGCACCACGTTTTGCAGCCTGCGATTAGGTTTACCAAAGACGAATGCCTAGACCTGCCGGACATGGTATACACCAAACGCTTCGTCGAAATGACCCCGCAACAGAAGAAGTATTACGAAACGCTGCGTAAACAAATGTTGATGCAGGTAGCTGGAGAATCTGTGACTTCGGCCAACGCCGCGATCAACATGAACAAGCTCCTACAGATCAGCGCGGGGGCAGTTTACACTGACGACGGGGACTCAATAGAGTTTGATATCAGGAGCCGCTACCAAGCGTTAAAGGAAGCAATAGATGAGAGTAGCAAGAAAGTAATCGTGTTTGTTCCGTTCCGACACACCATCGACATGTTAGTTCGGAAGCTACGAGGTGACGGCGTCACGTCTGAGGTGATACGCGGAGATGTTTCTGCACATAACCGCACGGATATATTTGATAGGTTTCAAACTGCATCTGATCCAAAGGTGTTAGTGGTTCAACCGCAGTCCGCCGCGCATGGTGTGACCTTGACCGCAGCGAACACAATCGTGTGGTGGGGGCCGACTTCTTCTCTGGAGACATACCTACAAGCTAACGCACGTATCCACCGCGCTGGACAGACGCAAAAGTGTACTGTAATTCAATTAGCTGGCTCTGCCGCAGAAAAACGTATTTACCGCATGCTGGATGAACGCATAAACGTACACACTGCCATGATAGATTTATACAAGGAAATACTTGACTAGCTACCATAAGGTAGTATACGACGGTAATACGAGTATAAAATGGAGAACAACATGGCTGTGTCAGTAGACAAGTTAGTTAATGCGTACGCTAAGATACGCGACAAACGTTCGGAGCTAACTTCCAAATATAAAGAGGAGGAGGGCGAACTCCGTGAACAACAGGACAAGGTAAAGTTAGCCTTGTTAGAGTACTGCAAGGAACACGAAGTCGATAGTGTGCGCACTGCTTCGGGCTTGTTCTACCGCACTGTAAAGCAACGCTATTGGACAAGCGATTGGGAATCCATGCACAAGTTTATCATGGAACACGGTCTCCCAGAGTTTTTCGAGAAGCGTTTAAATCAAACCCATGTACGTCAGTTCATTGAGGAAAACCCTGACCTAATACCGGCGGGTCTCAATGTGGATTCTGAGTACGCAATCTCTGTGAGGAAAAAATGAGTGATATTGAATCGCCATATGTGAATATAAATACGGTAGTGGATTACTTCCAAGTGTCCCTATCTACAATTCGCAAGTGGGTGTACACAGGTCAAATCCCTGCGAGTAGTTACATAAAGGTAGGTGATATCTACCGGTTTCGGCTCGATGAAGTGGAAGCGGCATTAACTTCTAAAACCAGTAAGGCTCATAAAGAAGCCTTAAAAACAAAACCAGAAGGAGAATAACACATGTCAGAAGTATCATTGTTTGGGGAAGGCAACTCCCTAGTAAGTAGCGACTTGTTTAAACAGCTACAGGAAGCTGATGATAACCTAGCCGGTGGTGGCGGTGGTGGCGGTTCTAACCGTATCAGTTTACGCGGCGGGCGTTTCCGTCAAATGGTCAGCGGTGAGCAGGTCAATGTTAAAAGCGACGGCCTGTTAAACGTAGTCGTGATTAATGCGGCGAAGCTATCACGCACATACTACGCAGGTGCATACGATCCTGAGAACCCAACTCCCCCTGCTTGTTGGTCCCCTGATACACAAGCGCCTTCTAAAGACGTACCTGCGGATAGCCGGCAAGCGTCTCGTTGTATGGATTGCCCACAGAACATTAAGGGTTCTGGACAAGGCGAAAGCCGTGCATGTCGCTTCAACCAACGTGTCGCTGTGATGCTCGAAGGTGAGTTGGATACTGTCTACCAACTACAGTTACCTGCTACATCTATCTTTGGTGAAGCCAAAGACGGTAAGATGGGTATGCAAGCATACGCTAAGTATCTTAAAGCTCACAAGACACCGTCTATCGCGGTGCTTACACAGGCGTATTTTGACGAAAACAGTGACACACCAAAACTGTTCTTTAAGCCAGTCCGTCCATTGACTGAGGAAGAGCTAAACCAAGCTGTGTCTATGAAAGATAGCGATGACGCTATCAAAGCAATTACGTTGACCGTTTCCCAAACCGATAAGGTAGGTACACAACGTAATGGAGCAGTGGCAGAGCAAGAGACTACCCTTGAGGTTTCTCTTGCGGACGATGCCCCTGAGCCAAAGAAGGTCGCCAAGAAAAAAGAGGTGGTTGCTCCCTCTGCTGACGAAGTCGATCTTTCTTCTATCGTGGACAACTGGGACTGATCTCCTCCCATAGTTTAACGATAGGTAGTTGCGGCGGGTTTGTTATCCTTTCGAGAGCCCGCCGCAACATATTTTTGGAGCAACAGAAATGAACAACTTAGACTTTTTAAGAGGATTACTAAGCGACTCAGGACACTACTGTGTATTCGCCGCTAAAGATGGTATCACCAGACAGAAGTTTTACGATACTATTGAAGGCGCAGAGGCAGCTACACGTAAGTTTATCGCAGACGGGCTAAACACTTATTTTGCTTTGAGTACGTTTAAAGAACCAACCATTGATGCGGGTCGTAAAGGTGCGAACGCTCATGAGTTGAAGTCTTTCTTTCTCGACTTGGATTGTGGACCGACATACGAATACCCTACTAAAGAAGCCGCAGTGTCTGCGGTACGTGATTTCTGCAGGAAGCTGTCACTGCCTAAACCCCTAATGGTTAATAGTGGGCGCGGCGTGCATGTGTATTGGCCCCTTACCGAAACAGTTTCGGCGGAGCAATGGGCTGTAGAAGCCGACAGACTAAAACGATGTTGTTCTGAGAATGGTTTGCTTGCTGACCCTGCGGTCACTGCTGACGTTGTACGTGTATTACGTATGCCGGGCTCAAAGAATTACAAAGAAGACCCACCCCTACCAGTAGAGTTTCTAGGTGTATCTATGCCGGAGCCTATCGCGCTGGAAGATTTCACATCTAAGCTAGGTGTGTTAGCGAAGCCAGTTATCAAGATCGACTTAGGTACTGACGCTCTTTACGAAGCCTACGCCGAGAACACCGAGAATGTTTTCAAGACGATCATAAAGAAAACTGTACAGGGTCGAGGGTGCGAGCAGTTAAAGTATATTGCTATGAACCAAGCAGAGGTAAGCGAACCTTTGTGGAGGGCAGGGCTGTCTATTGCGAAGTTCTGTAGCGATGGAGCTATAGCCGCAGTAAAAATATCAGAGAAACACCCCGGATACAATGAAGCAGATATGCGCAAGAAGGTGGACGAGATCAAGGGTCCATACACCTGTGCACGTTTCGACGAACTGAACGAAGGCACCTGCCGTGACTGCCCACTGTGGGGAGAAATAAAATCTCCGATTGTACTGGGCAAACGCATTCGGGAATCCGAAGGCGAAGTGGTAGTGTCCGCACCGATAATCAAGGCCGGTGTAAAGAAGTCCGAAGAGTTTGAGATACCAGAATACCCCAGCCCATATTTCCGTGGGGCAGCAGGTGGCGTATTCTTACGCAGTAGTAACTCTGACGGGGACATAGAAGAAGAGGTTGTATAC